GCACTTGCGGAGATCTCCACCGGCTCGGCATCATCCAGAAGCTCATTGGCAAAGCCTTTTTCGATGGCCTCCTTGCCCGTCATATAGGTGGTGTCGCCCATCATGTGCAGCAGCACGGTTTCAGACAGGCCAGTCTTCCGCTTGTAGATGGCGACTTGGCTCTTATCCCATGCATCATTGGCTTCCGCAGCCTTGCGAAGTTCGTCAGCATTGAGCGCGCCTCGAATGGGAGTCCAGCACTTGTGAATCATCACAAGGCTGGAAGGATTCACCTTTACCGTATCGCAGGCGCACATGATAAGACTGCCGCCAGACATGGCCACGCCGTCCACAATGCAGGTCAGCTTCGTGCCCTTGGCGAATCAGGATGGAAACGCCCGCATCGCCGCCCAGACTGTCCATGCGGATGATGATCTGCGGGCAGTTTTCGACCTGCTGCAAGTCCGACAGGAACTCGCTCTCGATGATGTACTGTCCCGGAATCGGCTCGTCAGTCCACCAGTCGATGGGCTGCGTTTCCACGATTTCGCCGTACATGGTAATGTCGGCGGTCTGGCCGTCAGTGCTGGCCATTGCGTAACAAGGCCGCTGGATGTTCACCTGCGGTGCGTTATTCGGTTTGGGCATTTTGCTTACCTCCCTGTGTCGTAATGCTGGCGGTGGTTTCGATTGCGCCCTCACTGCCAGCTGCTTTCAGCAGCTCATTTTCACGAGCCAGCTGTTCGGCGTTTTCGGTCCAGTCGCCGCCGCCCATCTCAAGGGTGACCTGTTCGTGGGTCTTAAAGGCGTGGTGCGTCTGGAGAATGGCTGCATTGACTTCTTTGGCGGGGTCAAGGCTGCCCTGCACAGGGCCAATCCAGCGGGCACCGCACCATGCAGCACGGAGCAGCGGGTCATCAAAAAAGCCCGGAGCGATTACTCGCCCACGGGCTACGGCCTCTGCCAGCCAGATCTCATACGCGGGCTGGCAGAAGCTGTCCACCAGCCATGTGCGGCGCATCTTGAACGCCTCCCACGCTTCCAGCAGGGCAGCACGGCTTGCCGAATAGCTGGCGTTGAACTCTTTCAGCAGCAGTTCGTACGGCATCTCAATGGCGCCGCCCATCAGCTTACACATCGTCCGAACGAACGTATCAAAGCCCGCAGTCGGGAGATTCGGATTTCCAAATTTGACATCCTCGTCTTGGCCGAGGTGAAAAACCTGACCGGGCCCCATCTCATATTCGGAATCACTGTGGCTGACATTGCTGGCCTGCGGATTATCCACAGGGACACCGCCAATGTCACCGCTTCCAGTTTCGCTGAACGGAATGCCGCTCTTGGACGTGTTGGTGACAATCCACGCCGTGAAGTAGCTCTGGACCAGTGCTGCAATCAGCTCTGATTCGGTGTATCTGCGCAGCTGGAGCAGCGGTTCGATGATGGGCGCAATGAGCGGAACACCACGGTACTGGTCCGGGCGTTCCGATTCCATGATGTGCAGGATCTGGGGTAGCCCGGTAGTTGCGCCGACGGCCTCTACCCGCTGCCATGTGGTCGTATCGCTCTTCCATTCGTGCGGGTAGGTGTTTCGCACCCAGTAGGCCACGATTGCACCGCTGCTGTCTACTTCCACGCCGTCATAGATTTTGTTTCCGTTGCCGGGGTTCTTGCCCTCGGTGTAGCCCAGACCATCCAGCAGGCCGCCGCACTTGTCCGGGGTGGACACTCGGTCGGCCTCTACCAGATGCAGCCGCAGGCCATAGGGATGCAGCTTGTCCGGGTTGCGGATTTTCACCACGGCGAACACATCGCCGCTCATGAGCCAGCTTTTCAAGGCCAGCTGCTGCAAGCCGTAGAAGTTGTTCAGCCCCATGGCATCGCAGCTGCGGCGGTTCTCCGCCCACAGCCGGAACTCAGCCTCGGTCTTGGTCTGCCATTCTTTGGCCGCCTCCGGGGAAAGCCCCAACACATCCCGGTCAATGGTTGCTTTCAGGTTAAGGCCAGTGCCGACCACCTTTGTGCGGTTGGTGTTGACGGCACTCGTGGCAATCGGCGCGCTCATGTAGAGCATCCGGCTGCGCTGCCGCAGGGTGTCGGCGTTGTCGTGTATATCGCTGCTCGGCGAGTTGCTGTTGGGGAAGAATGCCCGCAGCGCGCGCCGCTTGTAGGATGCGCCCGCTTCGCTGTATCCGCTGGCTTGCGGTGCAGCAGTGACGCGGTATCTGACGCTCAAAAGTAATCGCCTCCGTAAATTTCAAACTAAGCGAGCTGGCTGGGGAAAGGAGTAAAAAGCAGCCAGCCCGCGGCAAAAGCCCAGATGGGCTGTTACCCTAAAAAATTACCAATCGCGCGGAATAACGGCAAATGCCTTGCGGGCACTCTGGCCGTTCAGCAGCGCAGTCAGTTCATCGACTTTTTCCTCAGCATCCTTGATTTCATCGCTCAATTTGCCGAGGTCGAGGCGTGTAAGTTCCCGGTCATCAAGACGGTAGCTTTTCACGCCGCCGGAAAGCAGCTTGTTGTAGGCCAAATACAGTTTGTCAAGCCGCTGCGTGTGGAACTCCAGCCGCTTTTTGATGGTCACGGTATCCATACCTCACACCTCACCAGTCATCTAAAAGTTTCTCCCGCTTCCTGCCGGTTGGCTGGGAGCGGGAGATGGGTTGTTGAATATTTACCGCTGCCGGGGTGTCGACTGCCTTGCCACGCAGCTGTTTCAGCCTGCGGTCAATGGCATCGAGATCTTTCGGCAGCACCTTGAAAGCCGCCAGAGCGTAGTTTCTACAGTCCAGCGCCTCGTTGCGCTCATGGCCGGAGATTTTCTCCCACTGCCACGGATTGCGATGGCCATCCTTGTACACCAAATGCTCAGACAGCAGGCCATTAAAATAGCCAAGGCCGTAATCATCCCGGCGCGGGAAGTGGCAGTACCGGGCACCCGGCTCCTGCACTTTCAAATCGTCCATGATGATTTGCTTGCCGGAGTCAACGCCCAACTGGTACTGCCAGCACATCCCGATGTAGCGGTTCTGCACCGTGATTTTTTGCTGCTTCGGAGGGCTGGTGAACGGCCTATCAGAGCCAGGAAAACCCTTGATGCAGAAAACCTTTTTGCCTATGCGGTCATGGCACCGCTGGCGTATTTCTTGGGTGAAATGACCGCCCTCGTCTACAAATTTGATGGACACAGGCAGTTCCACGCCATCAGCAAATTTCAGCTTGCGGTCAAACACCAGTTCGTCCAGCTGCTGCCAGACTTCATCGCTGTCAGGTCTGCCGCTGACGATGCCCTTTTCGATGCCCCATGTTTCTCCGAAGTGGCCGAAGCCCACGATCTCGTACTCCATGCGGTCATCCTGCGTGTCAACGCCAGCAGTCAGCACCAGAACACCCTCCGGCAGTTCTGCAGGATATTCCTCCCTGCGGCCCAGCATGGTATCCTCGTCCTGCACATCGCCACGGTCTTCCCACAGCAGCCCAAGGCGGGTGTTGTAGACGACCTGCATCTTCTTGGTATCGCCCAAGGCGTTCAGGTATTTCAGCACGGTGTCTTTCCATGCCGCCCATTGGCTGACGAAGCTGTTCAGCCAGAAGCTGCGGATGCCGTTCTCATAGGCTGCCGGGTTTTCGGCCTGCCAGTGAGCGGGTGCCCGCTTCATGGTCACCTCATCCGAAATGCAGCCGCACTCCGGGCAGAGATACCACACATCCTTGACCTTGTAGGTTTTCTCGCCGTGGGTCTCGATGGTGTCGTAATCGTACCGAATATCTTCCCAGCGCAGTTCGTGGAAGCCCTTGCAGTGCGGGCACTGGGATACCCAGCGTTCCATCGTGCCCTTTACGTAGGACTTGGCGATGGCACTGTGCCCCTTGATGGTTGGGGTGCTGACCTCCACCGCCTTCGAATTATAGAACGTGGTCTGTCTGGCCATTGCCAGTTCCCAAGGGTCGCCCTCAGTGCCGGCACTCGCAGCCCAGCGGTCACGTTCATCCCCCAGCACATAGCGGATGGGTTTCGATGCCAGAGCGTGCGCCTCGGTGGAGCCGCACATGGTCAGGATGCCGCCGGGGTAAGACTTCTGCAGAATGGTGTTGCCGCTGTCTCGGCTCTTGCTCTCTGCCACCTTTGCCCGCAGGGTAGGGCAGTCTCGTATCATGGGAGCGATACGCAGCTTGCTGTACTCCTTGGCATCAGTCTGAACCGGATGGATAAAAAGGATAGATCCGGGGTCAACGTCAATCGTTCTGCCGATGACGTTGTTCTCGAACTCCGATTTGCCGACCTGCGAGGACGCAACGACAACGATGTGATGGACGCGAGGGTCAGAGTATGCGTCCATGATTTCCACCAGATAGGGCGTTCGGTCGTTGCGCCAGCGGCCTTGTTCAGCAGATGCTTCCGGGGACAGGACGCGGTTTTGTGCTGCCCACTCGCTGACCGTCACGTTGGGCGGCGGGCGAATAGCTGCCACCAGCTTCGACACCAGAGCATTCAGGCGGTCTACTGCGGCGTTGTCACTCATCCTCGTCACCGCCCAGTTTATCAGTCCACGACCGGCGTTCCCGAACGCGAGCCTCATACTTGGCCGGGTCATAGCGGAACAGAGCGATTTCCTCCGCAATCTGATTGACCTCGCCGCGCATATACTCTGCGACCTCAGCAGGGTCAGACAGAGCAGCGGCATTGATGGCCACCCGGCTGGGCAACGCCATCAGCGCACCCCGGATGGTGTAGATAAGTTCGGCGGTCATGGCTGCCACATCCTCGCTGCGGTGCATCTGCCCGGACAATTCCTTGGCTTCTGCCTGTGCGATTTTGGCCTTGCTGGTCTTGAGCGTTGCCTCCGCCTTGGCCTTGACCCGCTCAATCTTCTTGGCCTCCTCCGCTTCTTCCTTGGTCAGCCCGCCACGGGAGATGCTGCCGATGTAGGCTTGCACGGCATCAGACAAGACGAACTTTCCCCGGCTGACGGTGGTAAGCACACCATCCTGTGTCAGCTGCTGCACTCTGCGGCCTGTGATTCCCAGTATCAGAGCCAGTTCGGTGGTGGTCACGTTTCTGTCAGCAAGTCTTTCTTTTGTAGGCATCCAGAAACCA